TACAACACGCCGGGGATGAAGAAGACCGACAAGATCTTCGACTCGACGGCGCAGGTTGCCCTCGGGCGGTTCTCGTCGGTGGTCGATTCGCTCAGCACGCCGATGACGCAGAAGTGGCACCGCCTGCGCGCAACCAACGAGTACCTGAACAAGCAGCGGCAGGTGCGCGAGTTTTTCGAGGCGCTGAACGACGCGCTGTTCAAGTACCGCTACGCCCCGAAAGCGAACTTCACCGGCCAGAATCACGAGGTGTGGCAGAGCATGGGCGCGTTCGGAACCGGTGTGATGTTCACCGACGAACTGCGCACCGAGCCGGGCCTGCGCTACAAAGCGATCCACCTCGGCGAACTGTACGTGTTCGAGAGCCATCAGGGCATCATCGACAAGGCGATCCGCCGGTTCTCGCTGACCGCGCGGCAGGCGGTGCAACGGTGGGGAGACAAGACTCCCAAGCAGATCAAGGACGCGGTGAACAAGAATCAGCGCTACTGGTTTTTGCACCGCGTAGCTCCGAACGAGGAGCGCGACCCGGGCCGCTACGACGCCAAGGGGATGGAATTCTCGTCTTGTTACGTCTCCGAGACGGGCAAGGCGGTGATGGAAGAAGGCGGGTTCGGCACGTTCCCGTACATGACAGCGCGGTACAAGACGCTCGCCGGTGAAGTGTACGGCCGCGGCCCGGGCATGGACGTTCTGCCGGCGATGAAGACCCTGAACGAGCAGAAGAAGACGGTGCTCAAGCAGGGCCATCGCGTAGTGGATCCAGTGCTGCTGGTCCACGACGACGGGGTGCTCGACGTAAGCCTGCTGCCCGGCGCCATCAATTACGGCGGGGTGAACGCGCAGGGGCAACGCCTGATCCACGAACTGCCGACCGGCAACATCGCGATCGGGAAAGAAATGATGGACGACGAGCGGGCGGTCATCAACGACGCCTTCCTCGTCACGCTGTTCCAAGTGCTGGTGGAGTCGCCGCAGATGACGGCGACCGAAGTTCTGGAACGCACCCGGGAGAAGGGCGTGCTGCTGGCGCCCACCGTAGGCCGGCAGCAGTCCGAGTACCTGGGGCCGCTGATCGAGCGCGAGATCGACGTGCTGTCCCGGCAGGGGCTCCTGCCGCCGATGCCGCCGGAACTGCGCGAGGCGAAGGGCGAGTACCGGATCGTTTACGATTCCCCGCTGTCGCGCGCCATGCGCGCTGAGGAAGCGGCTGGATTCTGGCGGTCCGTGGAGAAGGCGGGCGGGGTGGCGAATCTGATGCAAGACCCCTCGGCGATGGACCACTTCGACTTCGACGTGGCGATCCCCGAGCTCGCCGAGATCGAGGCGGTGCCGCTGCGCTTCCTCCGGTCGATGGAGAAGATCATAGCTATCCGCGAAGGCCGCGCCGAGCAGGCGCAGACGCAGACCATGATCGACGCGGCGCCCGCTGCTGCCGGCGTCATGAAAGCGATGTCGGGTATGCAGAAGGGAGTCCCGGCGTAATGCCGGTGGAAACCTTCAGCGCGGCCGTTCAGGCCGCAAAGCGCTGGCTGCGCGGCCGGCGCTTGTCTTATCTTCGCGTGTTCGCGCGCGAAGATCAGGACGGGCAGGTGGTGTTGGCCGACCTGGCGCGCTTCTGCCGCGCGCACGAAACGACGTTCCACATGGACCCGCGGGCACACGCCGTCGCCGAAGGCCGGCGCGAAGTGTGGCTGCGAATCGCGTATCACTTGAAGCTGACCGACGATGAACTCTGGCAACTTTACGGAAGGAAGGGGGTTGAATGAACAAGGCGATCTTGATGCAGCAGGCCGGCGACGGCACGGGTGCGGCGAGCGGTGCGGGTGCGCCCGCAGCGGGAGCAGGTGCCCCGGGTGCCGGCAGTGCGACGCCTCCCGCGAGCGACTGGACCTCGGGGATGGACGCGGAGACGCTGGGCTTCGTCCAGACGAAGGGCTGGCGGTCAAACGCTGACGCGGTCACCTCATACCGCGGGCTTGAGAAGCTGGTCGGCTACCCGCAAGACAAGCTGGTGCAATTGCCCAAGGACGCGAACGACGAGGCGGCCTGGGGCAGCGTGTACGCCAAGATGGGCCGGCCGGAGACGCCGGACGGCTACAAACTGCCGGTGCCCCAGGGCGACGACGGCGCGTTTGCCAAGGTGGCCGCGCCGGCGCTGCACAAGCTGGGCCTGAGCGCGAAGCAAGCCGAAGGGCTGGCGACGTGGTGGAACGAGGCACAGGCGGGCATGGTGAAGGCGCAGGCCGACGCGACTGCCGCCAAGCATAAGGCCGACTCGGACTCGCTGCGCGCCGAGTGGGGCGCCGCGTTCGACAAGAACGCCAGCGTGGTGGACCGCGCGGCGCAAGCCTTCGGCGTGGACCAACCCACCCTTGAGGCGCTGAAGCAAGTCCTGGGACCGGCGAAGGCCATGAAGTTCTTTCACGGCATCGGCGCGAAGATGGGCGAAGCCGACTACGTGGATGGCAAGGGCCAGGGGCTCGGTGTCATGACGCCGGAGCAGGCGAAGAGCGAGCTCGCAGCCCTCAAGGCCGACAAGGCGTGGGGGGACAAGTACATCTCCGGCGACAAGGAAGCGCGGGCGCAGATGGACCGCTTGCTCCGCTGGTCGAACCCGGCGACCGCCGGTGCATAAATCGCAGAACTGTGCGATAATAGAAACATGGACGAAGCGTTGATGCGCCTCGAATGCCTGAAGCTGGCTTGTGCCAGGGCGGCCATGCCTGTCGACGCAGTGCGGGTGGCCGGGGAATTCGAGACGTACGTCAAGGGGCCGGCGAAGGCGCAAGAGCCCGCCGCGCCCCGAGAGACGTTGACGCTTCGGAAGCCCGACAAGCCTGCCAGATAGGCCCGGACGGACGGCGGGAAAGACCGCCGCGTGCCCCGCGCGAGACAGGGGAAGAAGCAGGCCCCGTGGCCGCGCCGCTCGGCGTGGTGGATAAGCCCTTCGAGAACCGTTGATTCTTAACGTGCTTTTGGAGAAGGACAAGTGTCCATCAACCTGGCAACGCATTACGCGCAGTCGTACTCGACCATCGTCGAGCTGCTTCTGCAGCGCAAGGGGTCGATCCTTCGCGAGAAGGTCGATTTCAAAGGCGGGTACGTTGGCAAGCAAGCCAGCCCCGTCGATCAGATTGGCGCCGTCGAAGCCCGGCGCGTCACCAGCAAGTTCGGCCCGATGGGCCGCGTGGATGCCCCGACCGATCGTCGGTGGGTGTTCCCGGTCGATTACGATCTGCCGCAACTAGTCGATCATTTCGACAAGCTGCGCCTGCTGACCGATCCCGAGTCGTCCCTGGTCCAGAACGGCCAGATGGCGATGGGCCGCGCGGAAGACAATGAAATCCGCGATGCCTTCTTCGCCGACGCGAAGACCGGCGAGCAGGGTGGCACGACCACCAGCTTCCCCGCTGCGAACCAAGTCGCCGTCAACTTCGAGTCAGCCAGCAACGTCAGCCTGACCGTCGCCAAGATGCGCGAAGTGCGGCGCCTGGCGAAGTCGAAGTTCCTCGACTGGAACAACGAGCAGATGTACATCGCGATCTCCAGCAAGGAAGATTCCAACCTGCTGAAAGAGATCGAGATCATCAACCTCGACTACAACGACCGCCCCGTGCTGCGTGACGGCCGTATCGAGCGCTTCCTCGGCATGCAGTTCGTGGACTTCGAGGCGCTGAACGTCGATGGCTCGGCCTTCAACCGCGTTCCGGTATGGGCTAAGTCCGGCCTGCACCTCGCGCAGTGGGAGTCGTTCCAAACCAGCGTCACCAAGCGCAACGATCTGCAGGGCGAGCCCTGGCAAGCGTACATCCTTGGCACCTTGGGCGCGACCCGCACCCAAGAGAACAAGGTGTACGAGATCAAGTGCGCGTAATCGCAACGGACACAGGAGGAATTTGAAATGGCTGTTGTTGCTGTGAAATCCGCCGCGATCACGAATCGGGATGCGACGCCTGCGGTGCTGAACAACTCCCGAGTGGAGTACGCGCAGAAACTGGCCGTGGGCGGCATCGTCGCCGTCACGTCCGGTGACTCCGCTACCTCGACCTACCGCTTCGGCCAGGTGCCGAGCAACGCTGTCGTGCGGTCCATCAAGCTGTCCGCGCCCGACATCGGGACCACCACCACGATGGACATCGGTATCTCCCAAACCACGCAGAACGGTGGCGCGGTCGTGGACGCCGACTTCTTCGCCAGCGCCGTGGTGCTGAACGCCGGCGCGATCAACAAGAGCGAAGTGGTGAACGAAGCCGGCGTGTACAACGTCGCCGACATGGAGAAACCCCTGTGGCAAGCGCTCGGCCTGACCGCTGATTCGCACCGCATGTACGACATCGTCGGCACCCTGGTGGGTGCGGCCGATGGCACCGGTTCCGTGCTGCTCGAAGGCGAGTGCATGATCTAAACCGGGGCACGACCCTGGCACTGAGGGGCGGGTAGCTACGAGCCGCCCGCCCCTTTTCTCTTTCAGGAGACGAAACCAAATGGCAACACGCAGATACGGCCTGTCCCGGGGTGAGCAGAACCTCAAGGGCGACGCCGTCACCGAAGCAGTCGGCGCGGCCACCGCGACCGACAGCATGGAGTTCACCTTCGACCTGGCGGTCAACTTGACGAAGGCCGACGTGATCAAGGGACTCGACCGCATCAAGAACCACATCGTCAAGGGCAACTTTCCCCCGGCGTAATAGGAGCGAACTGTGGCAGTTCTTTACATCCAGGAGTACGCCGAGTTAGGACGCGACGGCAACGCGCGCACCATTCAGGCAGGGCAAGAGCCGCCGCTCGCGAGTCAGACCGTGGCGATCGGGGGCGCGTCAGTGCAATCGAGCGCGTTCAGTGCGAAGACGCACCTCGTCCGAATCCACACTGATGCAATTTGCTCGGTGAAGTTCGGGGCGAATCCGACTGTGACCGCGACTGATGCGCGCATCGCCGCCAACAGCACGGAGTTCTTTGGCGTGCTGCCAGGCGACAAGGTTGCCGTCATCACCAACACGTAAGAGGGGCGCGCAACCATGATGGGCGGAAGTGTGGGGCAGGGAGCGGCCGATCTGGCCGTGGCGTTGCTGGCGGCGGTAGCGGACCCGAAAGCGGCTGAAGCGCGGCTGCGGGAACTGCGGGCGGTTGAAGCAAGCATCGCCGCAAGCCGGGACTCGTTGGCAAAGGCGCAGGTGGAACTGGTAGCTCAAGCAGAGCAATTGGTATCGCGAGAAGCCGCGAATCGATCGGTCGCTGACGATGTTGCATCCGGTCGTGCCCTATTGCGGCGCGAGGAAACAGCGTTTCGGGCTGAATTCCAAGCCTTGAGCGCCAAACTGGCGCAGCGCGCGACGGAAATTGCTGATCGCGAACTGGACCTGGATACCAGGCAAGCCCGGGTGACGGAACTCGAAGCCAGGGCGGCCGACCTTCACGCTTCCGCGGCGGTTGCAGACGCTGCCGCGAATGCGTTCAAGACCGAATACGAAGGCAAGCTGGCGAAAATCCGCGAACTGGTGAAGTAAGCCATGCCGCCGCAACTGGTAAACCTGAAGCGGCTCATGAACCCTGACCGTCCACAACCTGTGGGCGGCGGGGGCGGTGGTGACGATCACATTCTGCTGGAGATCGGAGATGACTTGCTGCTTGAAGACGGCAGCTTGATCCTGCTTGAGATAGCGTAATGGCAAACTCCAAAATCTCCGAACTCGTAGACGGCTCGCCAGCGCAAGGCGCTGACGAGGTTCCCGTTCGCCGCGGGGCGGGCAACAACAAACTGGCGGTCAGTGTCATCCGAGCCTACCTCCCGCTGGCTCTATCGGCTGGGGCTGCCAGCGTTTCGGCTGGTTCTGTCGTCTTCTCGAACTCCAACGGCGTCACATTCGGCCTGAATGCTTCCACCGTCACGGCCAGCCACAACGGGCTCACCAGTCAGAGCGACCAAGCTTTCTCGGCTGATGGCGGGTCGAGCGCCTTCCAGACGCTGCACTTCCGCAACGCCAACGGGCTCAGCTTCAGCAACAGCGACGGCTCGGTGCAGGCGTCCTACACCGTCCCCACAGTCCCGGCGCAGTTCTCCGGCGGCAACAGCAACCTCGGGAACACCGCCGGCGACACGGGCGTAGTGACCGGCCGGCTGGTGCTGGTCGGCACCAACAACATCACGCTCTCTGGCTCGACCAACGGCGGGTCGATGACCATCAGTATCTCTGGCGGCGCCGGTGCGGCCGGGAACACCGGAAGCATCTCCGCGGGAACTACCCGCGCGACGCTGGGCGAAGTGGTGTTCAGCGACAGCAATGGCATGTCCTTCGGGGTGAATGGGCAGACGGTAACCGCGAGCTACACAGTGCCCTCTGTGCCGGCACAGACCAACCAGACGCTCGGTGTCTACCACCTCGGCAACACGACCGGGGAGTCTTCATCCAGCACTTACGACGCGCGCACACTGAGCCTTCGCGGCGACGGCATCGTGAGCCTGGGATGGAGCAACGGAAGCATCCGCATCAGCGCCGTAGAGAGCAACCAGACGCTCGGCCTGTACGCGGTCGGGAACACTACCGGTCAGTCGTCCAGCTCGACCTTCGACGCCCGCACGGTCAGCTTCGTGGGCCAGGGCATCGCGAGCGTCGGCTTCTCCAACGGCTCGGTGAACATCTCGGTGCCTGCGGGCGGTGGCGGCATCACGAACATCAACATCAGCGCCGGCACGACCTCGCAGAACCTGTCGAACCTGGTCTTCTCCGACTCCAACGGCGTTAGCTTCGGGCTGAATGGATCGACTGTGACGGCCAGCGTGAATGCTGGGGGTGGCGGCATCACCTACAGCGGATACATGCCGTATCTGGCTAACGAGCGGATAACAGAAGTCATATTACAAGCTTCTCTGAAGATGGCGCCGCTCGGAGCAGTGCCGAACATCCAGTTCGACCGGCTGTGTTGGTACCTGTCGTACAGCAACGCAACCAATAGCACGGGGTCTGTCACGATATCAGCCTGGGCTGGCCTCTACACGGAAAATGTCTCTACGTTGTCCCTGTCTGAATCGACTTCTTCTTCCTGGGCAATTACTTTTTCCGGCACGGTGGGGAACCAATCTCTGCAGGCCGGATTCCGCATGGCGACTATCCCATGGACAAAGACACTGGCGGCTAGTAATTACTGGCTCGGGTTGATTTTCAGAACCACCACAGGCGGGGCGAACGCAAGCATCAGCAACTTTGTGGTATCACAGGGGCTCCACCCCTTCTCCGGGATATTGGGGCAGGCGTCGGCGGGCAGCATACAGATGTCCCGCGGGCTCGGCTATTGGACTGCGTCTAGCACCGGTATGCCCGGGAGCGTTGCCTTCTCGAACCTGACGGGGAGCAATGACCAAACGGCGCAGCGTCCGCGCCTAGTGGCGTTTGCTTACGGGACGGCTTAAATGCCTGTCGTCGCCATTTCGCACCTGATGGAAATCAACGCACCTAGTCCGAGCACCATCGGCTTGAGTTTGCGCGTAATCGTTTTGGACACGACACTGTCGCAGTTCGATATGCTCGTGATGGTCGGCGTGAACGACCTCGACGCGACGGTACTGGCAGCCATACAGGCTGCAGTCAAGGCAAGGATGGCGAGCGACTACGGATTCTCGCTGAACGGCTCCGACACGGTGAAACTAATCCGATGAATCCACAAATTACAGTCCAGGACTTCGGCGGCAAGCTATCTGGTGATCTGGAAGCTACGCGCCTGCGGCTTATCAAGGGCGCGTCCTGGAAGAAGCAACGCATCGTTGTACTGATCCCGGCCGGCGACTCCATCCCGGCGAAGGCGGCTCTGTCCCACTGGAACCTCGTTTTCCCGCCGAACAACGGCACGGTGAGGATTCTGGCACAGGGGCTTGAAGTCGGGGATGCGTACTCTATCGCCATCCAGAACGTACTGGAGCACCCCGAGCTATCGCAATGGGAGTACCTGCTGACTATCGAAGCGGACAACCTTCCTCCCGCAGATGGGGTCGTGCAGTTGGTGCAGGCGATGGCCGAGCACCCGGAGTACGCCTGCATCGGGGGGCTTTACTTCACCAAGGGTGAAGGTGGTGTGGCGCAGATATGGGGCGACCCGAAAGACCCGGTGCTGAACTTCCGCCCGCAAGTGCCTCAACACGAGACGTTGCAGGAGTGCTGCGGGACGGGGATGGGCTTCAACTTGTGGCGGCTGTCCATGTTCAAGGACGCGCGGCTGCGCAAGCCGTGGTTCAAGACAATCGCCGGGAAAGAGGGCTGCGGCACACAGGATCTCCACTTCTGGAGCGATGCGCGCAAGTACGGCTACCGCTGCGCTATCGACACGCGGATTAGGGTAGGACATTACGACCTGGAAGGGCGGTTCGGACCTCCCGACTTCGTATGGTAAGTCGATCAAAGCCTTCAAAGGACCGTGGAATGGACGCTGCAAAACAACCAGTGGCTGCTCTCCTGAAGTTGGACCTCGGCTGCGGCAAGAACAAGCAGGCCGGCTTCGTCGGCGTGGACTCCCGCGCCTTCGAGGGCGTAGACCAAGTAGTTGACCTGACGCACCCGTGGCCGTGGGCCGACGCGAGCGCGGAGGAAGTCCGCTGCTCGCACTTCGTCGAGCACCTAACCGGCTCGGAGCGCATCCACTTCGCCAACGAGTTGCACCGAGTCCTGATCCCAGGAGGAAAGGCGACCATTGTCGTCCCGCATTGGGCGTCGTGCCGGGCCTATGGCGACTTGACGCACCAGTGGCCGCCGGTCAGCGAGTTCTGGTTCTACTACCTGCTCAAGTCCTGGCGTGA